TGCGACCGAAGTAGGCCATCTAGCCCTCCTCCTCGACAGGCGGCTGGGGCCACTCCCAGTCATCATCCTCATGGACGATCGGAGGTCCGCCACCAGGACCCGGCCCGCCCATCAGCCGTGCCCTTCGTCGGCGTCATCCTGGTCGGCCTGACCGTCGGAGTGCTCGATGTACTCGTGCCCGTCGACGGTGTTGTTGTACGGCGTCTGGTCGTAGTCGACCGAGTCGTCGTCCCTGCTGTGCCCGCGCCCCATCAGACCGCTTCCGGCTCGGGGTTCGGCTCCGGCGGGTGCGGCTCCAGAATCGGGGTTGTCATGCCTCGTCGCCTTCCCAGTAGTTCGGTGTCCAGTCGGCCGACACGGTGTCGGTTACCTCGTCCGGGTCCGGCTGCTCGGGCGACGTGCACCACGGATCCGGATCGCTCCCGTCGTCATACGGGTCGCTCTTGCGTCCCATCATTCTCCTTCGCAGTGTCCTCGTAGTTGATTCCGGCCTTCTTCGCCCACTCGACGAACTGCTTCGCCGACTCCTCGCCCCTGGTGAAGCGGGCGACGGTGGTCCAGGTGGTTCCCTCGTGGAAGCCGAGATACAGGCCGGTCCGGCCCGGCAGGCGGGCGATCAGCAGCTCATGCTTTGCCACTTCCACCCTCCTCCATCTCGATGAGCTTGTCGAGGACGTGGCGCGCCTTCTTCAGGTCCTCCAGGCGGTTGCCCTTGCGGCGCAGCAGGTACTTCAGCACCTGGCCCTCGTAGTAGTTCAGGTCGTGCTCGTCGATGATGTCCCACGGCTGGTGCTTGAACTTCTTGTAGTGATCTCCGCCGACCTGGACGCTGCGGGCGCCGACACCCTCGACTACGGGAGCGCAGGGAGAGCCAGGCAGTGCATGGAACCTGTCAGAGCAGATGCAACGCCGCGCGATCTGATTGTTCCAGCGAAGGGTCGTGCCGTCCGGCCTGGATGAGCTGTGGCCACTATCATGCGTGCTCAGTTCGGTGACCAGAACCTCGCACTGAATGAAAAGCTGGCCATGGAGCGCTGTGCATCGTCGAGGCCGGTATCGCTCCCCCATCACACCCACCCCTTTCCGCCGCAGCCGTCGCACGGCACGTCGCGCCACGCCTCAAACTCGTAGCCGTCGGTGTCCTTGACCCGGTACCGCTCGACCTTGGCGCCCAGGCCGAGGCAGTCCGGGCACTGCTGAGCGACTTCTTCCTCGTTCACCGCTCCCCCGGCTCCTCGCACCCTTCGAGGGTTTCCCTGACCCGGTTGGCGGGGTCGATGCCCGGCCGCAGCACGACCATGCCGGTGACCTTGTCGAGGAACCCGATCTGGATCCCGGCGTCGATGAACGGCCGGAACGACGCGTCGATCGCGTCGATGTCGTCCTCGCAGAGGCTCCCCTCGAATCCGATGAGCACGGTGTCGCCGGGCTTGGCGACCGCCGCGATGTGCGGCCGGACGTCTACGTGAACGGTCTCTGTGTTGGCCATCATCCTGCTCCTCTTGTCCACGGCTGCGGTTCGCGGTCCGGGTGGACCGTGCACCGGCCGTCGTCGTTGACGTGCTTCGAAATGCCGGGCGGCTTGCGGGGGACTCCGCACCGGCACATCGGCCCGTGCATGCGGTCCATGTCGGTGGAGTCGTCGACGTCGAACATCGACTTCCCCCGGCCTTCCTCGACCGAGACCCGGATCCGCTTGGCCATTTCCTCGCGGGCTTTGGCCTCCAGCTCAGCTTTGGTCGGCCCCTTCTTGACGGCCATCAGAGCAAGGCCAGCGCGATCAGGAAGCCGATTGCGTAGGCGACCAGGAAGAGGCTGATGGTCCAGCAGCCGGATGCCGCCGCGTGATGGGCTGGAGGGCCGCTGAGGCGCTTGTTGACGCGCTTGAGGTACTTGTCCTCGTGGTACGGCCAGTCGCCCCGCTCAGCCCGCCTCCGGCTTTCCCGGCGGGACTCGTGCCACTGGTTGTCGAAGTCCTTGCCCTTGTCGCTCATGACGTCTCGATCCACACGCGGTCGATGTCGGCGACGTCGTAGATCCACTCGAACGCATCGGTGTACTGCGACACGGTCCGAGCCTGCTTGAGCCGGTTCAGGTGGTCGCGCAGGGTGTCCGGGTACGGGGTGTCGGCCAGCCAGCCGGACTCCTCGATGATCTTGACTGCCCGCTCGGCGGTGCCGGGGATGTCGGACGTCTCGGCGTAGTAGTGGACAGAGGGGCGGACGTCGATCTTGCGGTGCCAGATGGGCATTCAGGACTCCTTGGGGGACTTGAGGTGGATGGTGAGCCAGCCGTGCTCGTCGAGTTCGAGCTTGTCGACCTCGATGCGCAGATCGACGGTCTCGACGTCGGCCGGGAAGCGCTCAAGACTGGCGCCGTGGATCAGGCCGCTGATGTCCTTGCCGTCGAACAGGATGCGAGTCATCGGGACGCGCTTGGGCATGAGGTGCTCCTAGGGCTTGTAGACCCGGCCGTCGTAGACGAACCGACAGTCTGGGGTCATCATGACGAGCTGGTCGTAGGTCTGACCCTTGTCGACCACGAATATACCCGCACCTTTCTGCCAGTTGGGCGCGGCCGACTTGATGTACGTCGCCGACGCTTCCAGCATGCCGTTGCCGACTTCCATGCCGGTGATCCGGCGGCGCTTTCCGGCCATTCCGATCGTGGTGGACACGCTTCCGGCGCGGTGGGTGTGGCCGCAGACAACTGAGGCATCCCACCTCTTGGAGAGGTTGAACGCCGTCTGTCCTGCGACCTGCGAGAGTCCGCCTTCGTCTCCGTGGGCCGCGATCCAGCCGGGCGCCATCTTGAAGGGCTGGTGGCGTAGCAGGCGGGGGTTGCCGCGGACTTCGAGGAGTTTCTCCAGGGTCCATTCGGAGTCTCCGCCGCCGATCGCGGGGGCGTACTTCGCGATGTAGTCCTCGACGCGTCGGTCATGGTTGCCGACCTTGATCCAGTCGAAGTTGAAGAGCTGGATGATCTCCCGGGTGGCCTTCACGCTCGACCAGAAGGTGCCGGAGTACTCTCCGGCAGCGCCTTTGTTCCACCGCCCGACCTCGGGCTGGTCCATCAGGTCGCCGATCTGGCCGACCTCAACCTGGTCGAACTGCCGGGATGCGCGCATCTCCTGAACGAAGTTCCGCATCACCACGATGTACTTGGGGTCCTGGTAGGGGACCTGGAGGTCCGCCAGGACGATGATCAGCTTCACGTTGCCTCCGGTGCTGCAGGGACGGGGCCCCGAGGTTAGCGTCCAGCTCCCCTCGAAGCTCATCTGGAGCCAGGGCCCCGTCCCAGTCTAAGGTCCCGGTTAGAACACCAGGTCAACCAGGCGGTACAGCCAGTAGACCGCGGTGCCTATGCCGTACGCGGCGAACCCCGAGATGATGTACACCGAGTTCGGCGTCGGAGGCTTCGGGAGCGAGTCGTTCTTGCGGGGCGCCGGTCGGCGCTGCTGGCTGGTCACGGCTGCGACACCGGCACGTCGTCGGAGCTGCCGCGGAAGTCGACGTCGGGAAGGATGGACTGCGGCTTGAACGTCACGCGGTGATGGTACGCGGACGCCTTGACCGGCTTGCCCTGCTCGATGAAGTAGGAGACGTTATCCGACAGACCGGCGAACTCCTTGACGTACTCGTCCTTGCCGGTCTTGCAGATCACTTCGAGCTGCTGCTCCTCGACGTCCTTCTTTATCGAGCAGGCGCCCTCGATGACCATCAGGTACTTGTCGGTGATGCCGTTGAACACCACGATCCGGCGGTTGACCTCGAAATTGTCGGCCGCCTTCGAGACGTTCTCCGATGCGATGTCGGCGTCATCCTCGAAACACGCCGTGGCACCGAACATCAGGCCACCGACCATCAGGGTGGACATGGCGATCTTGTGTGCGCGCTTCATGCGCTCTCCTCGGGGTTGGATGGGATGGTGCGTGGGGAGGGGTGGAGTCGAACCACACCTGCGCGGGCCGCCGCCCTATTGGGATCACCTCGGTCGTTCACGGGAATCGAACCCGCCCCAGTCCCAGACTCAAAGCCGGAATCGAACCGGCTTACGCTACCGCTCTCCCCTGGGGGGTAATACGCGCCTGAGACGGGACTCGAACCCGCGACCTTCGCCTCGACAGGGCGTTGCTCTGGCCACTGAGCTACTCAGGCTGGCGGAGGGGCCGGGTTCAACCCGAGCCGGAAGCACGGCGTTCGCGCGCCCCTCCAG